CTATTTTTTTTTAGAACCCCAGTAGTCTACCAAAATATCCTTGGTGTCTCCATTATAAGTTATTTTATCTATAAGCGCCTCTAATAACATTCTTTTTTTAGAAATATCTTCTATGCTATCAAAAGTATCATTAAACTCATTTAGAGCTTGAAATATTATTTCAACATTATGGACATTTTGCTGGATGCTTATAGTTTCATTTTCCGCCTTTAAAAGTTTTTCTTTTAAATCTTTAATTTCTTTGCCAAGCTCTTCAATTTTAGGTATAATAAATTCTGATATAGATGGATTACTAGATAATTGATTTATTAAATTGTTCATTTGTATATTCTTATTTTCAATTTCATCAATTAGTTTTTTATAAATTGAAGATGTTGTGGTTGCAGCAGCTTCTTTTTTATATTCTTCCAGTTTAGTTAAAATCTCTTCAGTATTAGTACTCTTTATTTTTTTTACAACATATTCTTCGAGAGCGTCTCCTCTTACATTAGGGTTATCACATCTAGTTTTTCCACTATGAGCTTTCAAGGTGCACATGTAATAATAAACTCTATCAGAACCATCTTTTTTAGATCTACCATAGCTTATTCGCATAGGAGCTCCACATTTACCGCATTTTAATACTCCGGATAACAATGACTTTTTAGAAGTTCCTTGCCTAATACTAGCTTTAGATTTATTCTTATCTAATGCTTCTTGTACTTTTATCCATTCTTCAGAACTAATTATGCCTTTATGCTTTCCAACAGCAGCTATCCATTCATCCATTTCTCTTAGCTTGCCTTTAGAATTAACTTTATTATAGGTTAGCATTCCATTACCATTAGGAGAGCCAAAAACGTTAATTCCTTTACCTTCAAGATACTCAAAAACTCTTTTATCTGATTGAACATATACTGGATTTCTAAGTATGTCATTAATGCTCATACTGGAGATTTGGCCAGAGTTTTTACCTGTAATAATGTGCTCTAAGCAAAACTTTTGAACTTGGTGAATAGAAGATGTTTCTAAATATTTATCATATAACATTTTCACTTTCTCTAATTCTTCATCTATAGGGGATAGTTTAAATAGTTTTCTTTCTTTCATTTCTGAATCAATATACACTATGGGTTCACTTTGAAAACCTAATGGGCATTGCCCTCCTAACCATCTACCTGACTTAGCAAGCTGAAGCATGTTATCTCTTACACGCTCTGCAATAGTTTCTCGTTCGAGTTGTGCAAAGACCGACGAAATATATATCATTGCACGTCCCATAGGAGTTGTTGTATCAAACTGCTCCTTGATACTTACAAAGTCTATATTATTATTCTGTAGCATCTCTAGTGTAGTTGAGAAGTCAGCAACATTTCTGCTTATACGATCCAATCTGTAACATATAAGAACATCAAACTTTTTTGCTTTGCCATCCTTCAGTAATCGCTGAAATTCAGGTCTATTAACATTTCCACCACTGAATCCTTCGTCTTCATATATTAAATACTCTGTAATATTTTCTAAGTATTTTTCGGCGTATTCTTTACAGAAGGTTACTTGGTTTTCTACTGAATCACCTTTTCCGGTGAATATACTCTTCCTTGAATAAATTGCTGCTTTCATTATTTATTTACCTCACATTCACAAGTGCACTTATACTTTTTAGTACAGCTCTTACATTCTATTGTACACTTAATTAGTAAGCGTGGGCAAACATCTAATTCTTCAGCAATTTTATATAGCATTCTCAGAGTAGGACTTTTTAACTTATGTTCGATTTCAGATAAATATCCTTGGCTTACACCTAATTTTTTAGATAATTTATTTTGAGAAAGAAGTTTTATTTTTCTAAAATCTTCAATATCTATTCTATAATTCATTATTCTCCTTCTCAATTAACAACCTAGTTATATTATCACTTTAAATCATATTAAAATCTATTAATCAAATAAAGGAATTATGTCATATTATAAACAATGATGTTATAAATTAGTGACAACTATCTCGGGCGGAGATAACTTTTTAGGCTATAATAAGACAAGTAACGCCATGTAAAATACTATTTAGAAAATTAGTATTGAAGATTTATGAAGCATATGGTAATATGAGTACATATTGTAAATTACTTATGAATTTACTAAGTAAGTTAGTAAGGGTGAAATAAATAGTAAAAGCTATTAATACAAGGTTTTTACATGGTGAAATAAATAAAAAAAACATAGTATGTTGACTATAGGCGAAAAATCATGTTCGATATTAGTTAACATATAAAAGTTTATTTTATTGTTACTATGTAAAAGTCTTGTATTTTTTTACGCAAAACTATGGGAACGTATGTTCTTTACAAAAATAAACAGAAGTGGTAATATAGAATTAACCACTGGGAATTTGGGAGGTTATTAATAAATGGACAAGTTGAATACCCTTAAAAATATAGAAGAACACGGTACAGCTAAACAAATAATTAGCCAGTATCTTATAAACTTAAATGAAGATTCAGAAACTATAAAAAACAAGTTTAATGCCTTTTTGAGTGAAAATAAAAAGGATGCAGCAGTCTAATCTGTATCCTTCTTTATATCTTGAAATATTTCATTCAATATAGAAAATATATTTTCAGGAGTTAAGTCATCCTTACTTTTAATTTTACCGTGCTTTATCAACATATTTAAAAATTCTTCTGATAAACCATCAGCTTCTTCTTTGGTTAGTTTATTCTCATCTTTTGATTCGTTATTTAAATAGCCCGATAGTCTCATTAGATATTCGTAACTTGTATTATAAGCCTTGCTAATTAATTGAAGTGTTTCAGGTGTAGGATTTACTGGTGCATTATTTCTAGGATCAACACCTTTTTCCAATGTATTTAAATATGAATGGCTAATTCCTATTAGATCAGCTGCATTTCGCAAACTTAACTTTAGTTCTTTTCTTTTATTTATTAAAAAGGATTGTAAATTTTGCATAATCAAACCTCCTCAATCTAATTGTATTGCATACATTACAAAACATAAATATATTTTTTTAAAAATGTTGTATAACATGCTTGACAATATGTAATACTAGTATTACAATAGTTATCAAGGAGGTGTAATCCATGAAGAACAAATTGAAGTTACTTAGAGCAGAGAGAGGTATTACACAAGATGAATTAGCTAAAATCTTAGGCATAACCAGACCTGCTTTATCTAATATAGAAACTGGAAAATTTTCACCAAAGGGTCGTCTGGTTATAAAAATTGCTAATTATTTTGGAATACCAGCAGAACAAATTTTTTTTGAAGATAGTGTTCTGCAAGAAGAACAAAATGTTATATAAGTAGTTTATGTACTTTTAAGAAATTAAATCTTGGGAAAGGCAGGATGGAAGAGTGAGTGACTTAACACCAATAGAATTTAAAAACCAAAGAATAATGACAACTAAAATTTTAGCAGAACAGTATGGAACTAAAGAAGATAACATAAGTAAAAATTTTAATAGAAACATTGATAGATTTGTAGAAGGTAAACACTATTACAGACTTGAAGGCGAAGAATTGAAAGTATTTAAAGGGTCCGGACTAAATGACGATAGCCTAAAATTTGTTTCAGTTTTATATCTCTGGACAGAAAAAGGAGCAGCAAGACATGCAAAGATACTTGATACAGATGAAGCATGGGAAGTATATGAAGCTTTAGAGGAGACTTATTTTAGGGTAAAAGATATAACTCAGAATATATCTCAGCTTAGTCCAGAACTACAAGCATTTAAACAAATTTTTGATAGCATGGCCAAACAGGAAATTGAGCAGAAAAAACTTAGATCTGAAATAGCTATAGCAAAGCAAGAAACGGCAGCAGTTAAAGAAGATATTCAAAATATAAGAGAAGTTGTAGAAATTAAACCATCTGAAAATTGGAGAAATGAAGTTAATGCTCTAATGAAAAAGATATGCTATAAGCTAAATGATTATAAAGCACCAAAGGAAGAATCTTATCAAGCATTAAAAGAACGTGCTTCATGTGATTTGAAAGTAAGACTTAAGAATATGAGAGCTAGACTGCTTTTAGAAGGTTCTACTAAAAGCAAGATTGATAGTTTGAATTATTTAGATGTTATAAAAGAAGATAAAAAGCTTATAGAAATTTACACTGCAATAGTTAAAGAAATGGCTATAAAATTTGGAGTGGCATAGTAAAAAATTACAAATAATTAGCACCACTTAGCATTATAAATCATATCTTAAGAATAGGGATTAATTTAGAGAGGAGGTAGAACTGTGGCTAAGAAAATAGAATTTAATTTTAAAGCAAATTATCCATTACCAGAGAATCAAGAAGAGTTTAATCAGAGAGCTGCTAGTGCAATAGCCAGGGTTCTAATACAGACATATCCTCCAGAAGTTATAGACGAAATTATTGATACTTATAAAAGAAAAAAAGCTAAACAAGAAGATAAATAGGCTGAAAAGCCTTTTATAAAAAACTATTTTACGAATAAAAGCATAGACCTTCTCAATATATGTATATGCTAGAACTTGCTAAATAGTACCAAAAATTTAAGGAGGAATAGAAAATGAGCAAAATTAAAAAACTGAATATTAAAAACTTTTTAGGACTTGAAGAATTAGGAATAGATTGTAGCAAGATAAATCTTATTAAAGGCCCAAAAGGTAGTGGCAAAAGCAGCATAATTGAAGCTATAGAGAAAACTTTTACTAATAAGAACAGGCGTACAGAAGTTATAAAACATGGTGAAGAGGAAGCCACACTTCTAATAGAACTAGATAACGGACTTGAAGTAGACAGAAGAATAAGAACTGAAAAAGCTGACTATTTAAAGTGTAGAAAAGAAGATGAATCTGTGCCAAGTACAGAAAAGTTCTTAAGGTCATTAGTTAACGGTGACATATTCAGACCTTTAGACTGGGTAAATATGAGCATCGAGAAACAAACAAAATCTATTTTAAGTATGTTGGAGATAGGCTGGTCAATGAAAGATATAGAAGCATGGTTTGGGGAAACTCCTTCTAATATCGACTTTAATCAGCACATTCTCCAAATACTTAAATCTATAGAGTTAAAATACTACAAAGACAGGGAAGAAGTCAATAGAGATATAAAAGAGCTTAAAACTCAGATTAAGGTTATTCTTGATGAGCTTCCTGCTGAATATGATGGAGAGGTTTGGAGAGAGAAAAAGGTTCAAGATTATTACAACAAAGTAGCAGAAGCTCAAAAGATAAATCATTGGATTGAAGATGCTAAGGTGCTTCAGTCTAACTTTGAAGATAAAGTTAACTCTATAAAAGCAAGTGCAGAAAGTGAAAAATCTAAGATACAACTTAAATTTAAGGACCAGGGACAAGACATTAAGGATATTATAGAACTTTCAAAAGGTAAGATTGAAAAAGCAAAAGAAACTTTAGAAAGTTCAGATCTAAGTTGCCAACATGGATTAGAAATAATAAAAAAAGATAACCTGCAAGCTAAAACTGATTTAGAGGCAGAACTTCAAGCTAAGATTCAAGAACTAAAGACTGAATATGCGAAAAGAAAATCAATTGTTGATAAAAAATCAAATGATGATATAGAAAAACTTAAATATCAATTTGAACAATCTAAGGAAAATGCTAAGGATACCATAAACATTCAAGAAAATAAAATTTCAGCTAAGGAGCAGGAACTTTTATCACTAGATGCTTTAGAAAAACAAGAAATTAAATCAGTAGATGAAAAAGTAATTACTCAAATAGAAAAAGAAGAAATTAGAGTAGGAAAAGCTTCAGAGTATTTAAAAAAGAATGAACTTATAGATATAGAGCCACTTCAAAAAGAAGCAGATGAAGTAGCAGAAATGCAAAGTTACCTACGTCAGTGGGATATGATGCTTGATATTAGAGATAGAAAGTTAGCTGATAAACAAAGGTATTCAGACTTGTTAACTTCTAGAATTGAAAAAGCTAGAGCTCTTCCAGGAGAATTACTTAAAACTGCTCAAATGCCTATTGATGGTATTAGTGTAGATGATGAGGGTTTAATTAGAATAAACAAAACTTTAATAGACGGATTAAGTGATGGTGAGAAACTAGAACTTGCTATGAGAATTGCAAAGGTTCAGGCAGGAGAGCTTAAAGTAATTTGTTTAGATAAATTTGAAAGTTTAAATCCTAAAGCACAGAAAAAGCTACTTGAAGAAATGTCTAGGGATGAATACCAGTACTTTGTAACTAGCACTATGGCAGATGAATTTGAGATTGAGAAGATAGGGTAGTTGATGTGCAAAGTGATAATTGTACCAAAAGAATTTAAGGAGGATTGGTGTGTAATTGAATAGAGTTATGGTATTAAAAGGTGGTTCACCCGCAATACACAAACTAGGAAATTTATCAAGAGAAGATGATGAATATATTCGAGTGCTTGAAGAAAATGAAAATGAATATATAGGTCACTTTGAAGAAGGTTTTGGTTTCGTAGGTGTGAGATTTAATAAATTACATTGTAGAAAGCTTACAAAAGAAGAAATAGAAAAGCTAAATAGTAAAGTATTTATTGTTAATGGTAAAGTATGGGGAAAAGTTACTTTGGATAAAGAAGGTAATTATATATAACAGTGCGTAAGTCTGAAATTTAAGGAGGATGAAAAGATGATTCAATTTATAGAAGATAAAGAGCTTTTTAAGACGGCCAAAGTAGTTTTTGACTCAAGAGAAGATGATGAAGCTAGAAATAAGTGGTTATCTCAAAGATGTAACAGTATTGGTGGTTCAGAGATAGCAAAGATTGCTGGATTTTCAAAGTACGGCTCACCTCTTACAGTATTTAATGAAAAACTAGGATTAAGTGAAAAATTTAAAGGCAATATCCATACCAAGTTTGGAAACAGAATGGAGCCACTAATTAGAGAATGGATCCAAGAAGACTTCGAAAAAGCTACAGGGGTTAAACTTAAGGCTTATGAATATCCATATATGATGGTTCATAAAGATTATGAATTTCTAAGTGCAAATATAGATGGATTAGCAGTTTTAGATACTGATTATAACTTTTATGAAAATCTTGATACTGGTGAAGTAAAGTTTTTACCTAAAGATGAGTTTATAGGTATAGAGATTAAAACAGCATCAGAGTTTTTAACTAAGATGTGGGCAGGAGAAGAAATACCTGACGAATATTATTGTCAATGTCAATGGTATATGGGGGTTACAGGGCTTAAGTATTTCTTAATAGTTTATCTCTTAGGCAAAGAAGTTAAATGGAAAGTGGTTCCAAGAAACGAAGATGATATAAAAGCTTTGTTTGAGATAGGTGTTAATTTCTGGAACAATCACATCGTTACAAAAGTGGCACCTGAACCTGTAGGTTTAGAATGTGAAACTAAAGAGATAATTTTTAAACAGTCTTTAGATAACGATATTGAGGTTATTGTAACTGATAATAAGCTATCAATGTATAAAGACATTGACGAAAAAATAAAGGCACTAGAAAAAGATAAGGAGCAATTAAAACAACTTATATACTTAGACCTTGGAGATAGTAAAAAAGGTTCTGATGGAGCTTATAAGATTAGTAGATTTGAAGTTAAAAAAGATAAATTAGATACAAAAACCCTTAAAGAAAAATATCCAGTGACTTATCAAGCGATACTTCAAGGTCAAACAGAGTTTGTAAACATGAGAATAACTAAATGTAAATAGGAGGAATAAACAATGGCAAATGTAAATGGAGGCCTAGTAAAACAACAGCAAAACAATCATCAAGTAACAGCAACAAATACAGTAAAAGGATTATTAGCAAATGTAAATTATAAAAAGAGATTTGAAGAAATCTTGGGTAAAAAGGCTGCAGGGTTTATATCTAGTGTAATTAATATTTCTAATAGTCCAGGATTAAAAGAGTGTGAACCTAACTCAATAGTAAGTAGTGCAGTAGTAGCAGCTACATTAGATTTACCTATAGATCAAAATCTTGGGTTTGCATATATAGTACCCTATAACGATAAGAAAAAAGGTAAAGTTGCTCAATTCCAAATGGGATATAAAGGATTCATACAACTAGCAATGAGAAGTGGCCAATATAAAACAATATCTTCATCTGAAGTTTATGAAGATGAAATTAAGAAATACAACAGAATAACTGGTGAAATTGAATTTAATGATGATTTTATACCTGGAGAAAATTCTAAGGTAGTTGGATATATAGCTTATTTTAAATTACTGAATGGCTTTGAAAAATATTTATATATGACAGTAGAGCAGTTAAAAAATCATGGTAAAAAGTATAGCCAAAGTTATAAGAGTGAGAAACAGTGGGTAAGAGATAGTAGCTTATGGAATACAGATTTTGATTCAATGGCAACTAAGACAACATTGAAATTACTTCTTAGCAAGTATGGAATTTTAAGTATAGAAATGCAAAAGGCATTAGAAACAGATCAAGCAGTAATTAAAGATGAAGTTGTTAATGGATCAGATATTAATAGTTCTACAGTAGAGTATATAGATAATCCTCAGGAGGCACATGATGTTAGATTTGAAGAAGTAAAGCAAGATAAAATGGAGGAAGACTTCACTGGTACACCATTTGAGGAGGTTAAGGAGGGAATGTTAAATGATTAAAAGATGGTTTAATTCAAAAGTTCAAACAGATGTAATTGAAATAGATTGCGAAGGAGCTAGGGGTACAGTACAGACTATAGAGGGGATAAGTAAGCCTTCTAAATTTATTATGATAAGGCTTCCAGGCAACAAAAACGAGATTGCAGAGATAATGCTTCATAATCTAACTGATATAGAAAAAGAAGTTGCTTTTGATGTATTAGACTATGAGCTCCATGATGAAACGTATGAAAGTATCAAGGAGAAAGCTGTAGGACTCGAGTGTGAAAATGAAAGGCTTAAAGAAGAAATTCAAAGTTATGAAGAAAGAGTTGAAGAGTATAGCAGATATTTTAGAGTATAAAGGAAAACACCCTTAAGACAGGGTGCAAGTCATTTGGATAAGAGCCCGCCAGCTCTTGTCCCCAGTATATCATATATGAATATAAATGTTCAACATTTAGTATATACAAAAGAATTATAAATATGCAGGGGGATGAAAAAATGAGAAAGAAAATTAAAGTTAAATTAATAACTTGGATAGACAAAAATGGAGAAAAGAAAGTTGCATTAGGAGGAAAAAACTTTTAACAAAAGCAGGTGATATGATTGGCAGTATTTAGAGTTATTAAAGATAAAGATAATCCTTATGTAATGCTTAATAAATATGTTTTATATGATAAAGAACTAAGCTATAAAGCCAAGGGTATCTTAAATTATTGCATGAGCAGGCCAGATGACTGGGAGTTTTATGAAGAAGAAATAGCTAAACACAGCACAGATGGGCTAGCAAGCGTTAAAACAGGACTTAAAGAACTGATTGAAAAGGGTTATATAGTAAGAAATAGAAAAAGAGATGAACTAGGAAAATTCAAAGGGTATGAATACTTAGTATATGAAGTTCCACAAGAAATAAAAGAAGATAGTTTGTCCGCAACTATTTCACCGTCATGCGATTTTCCAACAACGGATAATCCGTTAACGGGAAATCCAACGTTGGAAAATCCGTCAACGGAAAATCGCATGCTACTAAATAATGATAATACTAATTATAGAAATAAACTAAATAATGATTTAACTAATAGTAGTTGTAGTAGTAAAGGCAATATCCAAGTATTTAAGAAGTTTGAACAATGTGGATTTGGACTCTTATCTCCAGTGATGATAGAAAAAATAGCAGCAGATATAGAGAGATTTGGAGCAGAGTGGGTAATGAAAGCAGCAGAAAAAGCAGATGAAGCAGGTAAACATAGATATGACTATGTTAAAGGCATATTAGAGAATTGGCATAAAGACGGTATGAGTGAAAAGAAAAAGTATCAGAAGGGAGTCACAAAAGATGGAAGCTCTAAACGAAGTGCTGAAGATGAACTCAGAGAGCAAGGAATCGGATTGTAAAATATGTCCTAAGTGTGGAGAACCTATTGAAAAGATAACTTATCTTTCAGGCTTCAATAAATACATCAAAGGTCCAGTGATGTGTTCATGTAAAAAATCAGAACTACAAGCTAAGGAAATTGAAGAACAGAATAGGGAAAAACAGATAAGATTAAAGCAAATTATAAATAATTCCCTTATGGATAGTAAATTCAGGCAATGTACATTTGAAAATTGGGATCATAGCAAAGGTTCAGAAAAGATATTTAATATTGGAACTAAGTATGTTAATAACTTCTCTGAAATGAAAAAAGAAGGTATAGGACTTTTGATATATGGACCACCAGGGAATGGAAAGACTTATGTAAGTAGTTGTATAGCTAATAGGCTTATAGAGAATATGATTCCTACAATTTGTGTAAGTATAAATGGACTACTGGATAGGATAAAGCAAACATTCAACACCTGGGGTAAAGAAGGAGAAGAACAGATTATAAGAAGCCTTTCAAATGCAGATTTATTAATTATAGATGATTTAGGAACTGAGCAGGACACAGATTGGAGCAATACAAAAGTATATAACATTTTAGACAGTAGATACAGGAATGGATTACCTCTTATAGTTACAACTAATTTTAAGTTAGAGGATCTAAAAGAAAAATATCATCAAAGGACCTATGACAGATTAATTGAAATGTGTACCCCAATAAAAAATGATGGAAAGAGCATAAGAGTAGAAAAGGCAAAAGAAAAAACAAAAATTTTGAGTGAATTATTAAAATAAGGGGGATTTAATAATGGCAATAGCAACAGTAACTTTATTAATAGCTAATTTAGTAATTGTGGGGTCAGCTGCAATATACCTAGGAAAGGAAATAGGTAGGACTAATAAGGAGTTAGCAGAAACAGAGTCAAGGCTATATACACATATATCTAAAACAGCAGAAGGGCTTGGATATGATGTAGCAGATATAGGAACTAAAATAGATGAAAAACTACAAATGAAAGAAGTCAAAGGAGAGATTAAGAATCATATAAGCAAAGAGTTCTTAGCAATGGCATTTAGAGATATAAGAATAGTTAATTTAAATAGAAGGGGAGCGAAGTAAATGAATAAAGTAGTTTTAATAGGAAGGCTTACCAAAGATCCAGAGTTAAAGTTTACCCCTGGGAATGGTACTGCAGTAGCAACATTCACGTTAGCTGTTGAGAGAAGATTTTCTAAAGAGGGAAATAAGGAAGCGGACTTTATTCCTGTAGTGGTATGGGGAAAACAAGCAGAAGCTACAGCCAACTACATGAGCAAAGGTAAGCTTATGGGAGTTAGCGGCAGAATTCAAACAAGAAATTATGAAGCTAAGGACGGAAATAGAAGGTATATAACTGAGGTAGTTGCAGAAGACGTTCAATTTCTTGAATGGGGAAATAGAGAAACTACTGCAGGCGCAAGCAATAGTAGACTAGGAGAATTTGATGGTTCTTATTCTGATGATATCACACCTATAGATGATGGAGAGATACCATTTTAACAATAATGAGGAGGGGTAAACATGTTAAATGTAAATATAAATAATGAATCAATCTCAATTGCTGAGATTAGTCAGCTTAAAAAAGAAAACGAACTTTTAAGAAGCGAATTAGTGCACTTTATAAAAAAGTACATGGAAACTAGTTCGTTATTAAAAGAAGGATTAGACATAATAAAATGCTGTGAAGAACACTTGCAGCAATTAGAGGACAAGCTATTTTGGGCAGATGAAGCAAGAAGATTATATAACGAGGGTTGGAATTATAAAGATGCACTAGAGATAGTGAGGATAGAAGAAAATATACAAAAATTTTTAAGAAGAAGGGGAGTAATTTAATTATGAAGGCAACTGGAATAGTAAGAAAAGTAGATAGTTTAGGGAGAGTTGTAATTCCAAGGGAAATTACAAAGACTCATAACATAAAGTTAAATGAAACAAGCTTAGAAATTTATGTAGATGGAGATCAAATAATCCTTAAAAAATATCAACCATCTTGTATATTCTGTCATGAAGCCAAAGTGATTGTTGAGTTTAAAGGTAAAAACGTATGTAAAAAATGTATAAAGGAGCTAAAGAAATAATGGAGATTAAAGAACTAGTTGAACAAGCACATCAAAATGCCAAAGAGCATGGATTTTGGGAAGACTTGCAGGATAGTAAAGGAAATATATATACAGAGCGTATAATTAGTTTTAAACGTTGTGGATATACCCCAGAAACCTTAAATGCACTATCCACTAGATTAATGCTTATCGTAAGTGAGCTTGCTGAAGCTCAAGAAGGACTTAGGCATAATGACATAAGTAATTTTAAAGAGGAACTTGCAGATGTAGCAATAAGACTAGGTGATTTATGTGGAGGACTTAAAATTGACCTTGAAGCAGAGATATTAAAGAAGATGGCAAAGAATAAGGACAGACCATATAAGCATGGACGTGCTTTTTAAAGGAGATATAAATGCAAGATTTAACCGGTATGAAATTTGGAAGATTAACTGTATTAAATAGAGTTTTACCAAATAACAAGTGGAATGAAACTAGATGGTTATGCAGATGTGAATGTGGTAAAGAAAAAGTCATAACTCGCCATTCTTTAAATAAAGGTACTAAAAGTTGTGGATGCTTAAGAATTGATAGTATATCAAAACATGGATTATACCATACAAGAATCCACAAAGAATGGGAAGGAGTTAAGGCAAGATGCAACAATCCTAATGATACAGTTTATAAGTATTATGGTGCTAGAGGAATAAAAATTTGCAACGATTGGAATGATAATTTTTTAAGTTTTTACAATTGGGCTATGGATAATGGGTATGATGATAACCTAACTTTAGATAGGATTGATGTTAATAAAAATTATGAACCTTCTAATTGTAGATGGGTGGATAGAGTAGCTCAACAGCGAAATAGGCGAGATTCTGTATATGTAACAATAAATGGTGAAACTAAACATTTACTTGAATGGGCAGATGTAGCTGGGTTAAAAAGAAGTACAGTGGTTACGAGATATTACAAAGGTATAAGGGGAATGGATTTAATAAAGCCAGCCAAGCCAAGTAATAGATACAAAGCTTTTTAGATTACACAAATGATTAAAGTGCGACTTTGGAGGTGTAAAAATGAGGTTAGTTAAATGCAGAAAATGTGGTACGCCTATAATGTTAGATAATGTTATAGAAGAAAATATGTTTTTAGCTATGCAAGAATGTAATGAAAAGGCTAGAAAAGTAAGGAATGTAGCATTAAAAAATAGTTATATCCAAGAAGCTTCACAAATTAAAAAAATGATTACTCAAATACAGCATAGAACAACACAGATGGAAGAAAGAAAAAACACTGTGTTATGTGAGTTAAGTGAATTGGTTCATTATCTTAGATTTAATAAGATAATAACGGATGAAAAGTTAAATGAACTAAGGGCAATCGCAAGGGAAAAAGCAGAGATTGCAAACAAAAATGATGAAGATACAATCAAGAAAATATATGGAGATTTTGAAAGTATACTTACTAATCGAAGTAAGAAAGACCCTACATCATATAAGGCTATCAAAAATCTATAATCAATGTCACAATTCAATAATAGTACAAGTCACTAGCTAATTAAATACTGTAGGTATAAGCCTGCTTTGGACAACCTTATACCTACAGTGTATTAGAATATTAAAACAGTAATACAGAAGGGAGAAAGGTTTTATGGAAAAGATGATAAACCTAGAAACATTTGCTGAAGGAGCCTTGGCAGAAAAAATCAATATAGCTTTAAAGGAGGTGCTAAGCAACATAGCGGATCCCAACACAGACTATAAGACTAAAAGAAAATTAACTGTAGACATGACATTTGTTAGTGGTGAAGATAGAGAGTTAACTGAGGTGTCAATAGTAGCCAAACCTAAGCTAGCACCAACAAAACCATTAGCAGCAAAAATAGTAATTGGCACAGATGGTAAAGGTGGAATACTTGCTACAGAATATAAAAAGCAAATTCCAGGGCAGAGCACCATGAGAGTTGATGAAGAAACAGGCGAGGTATTAACTACTGCAGAGGAAAAGAACAACACCATAGACCTTAAAGGAATTAAATTAGTAAAATAATAAAAAAATGGAGGAATGAAAATTTATGTTAAACAAAGAAGCTTTAGAATATTTAGTTAGATTAGGTGAAGAAAAAGAGATATTAGTTGAGACTGAACAGGGATTATTTACTACTAGAAATTTAAGCAGAGTTAAAATGCCAAAAGCAGATACATTAACACTTTCTACATTAACAGGACTTGTAGATTATATAAAATCAAACCTTGATGATTTGCCACAACAGTTATTAATTCAGGTTAAATCACATAATGAAGTGAAATTGTATAGTCCATTAGATTACGATAGAGAACGTGAGGAGTATATAAGTGCTGAAGCAATACTACCTAACAACATTTCATATAACAGATTTTTAGGTACAGAGGAATTTAACATTATGCTTCAATCAAGTTTTGTAGACATAGGTGATAAAGAATTGTTATTAAAGTACACAGGTTTGGTTAGAGATGAAGCGGTAAAAGACACAGGTGATGATGGGGTATCCCAAAAGGTAACTATAAAAACAGGAATCGCATCAGTTGGTGAGGCTATAGTACCTAATCCAGTAATACTTGCACCTTATAGAACCTTCCCAGAGATAGAGCAACCAGAAAGCAAGTTCATATTCCGTATGCAAAGTGGGCCAAGAGCAGCACTGTATGAAGCAGATGGTGGAGCTTGGAGAAATGAAGCAATGAGTCGTATAAAAACATATCTACAAGAACAACTCAAAGACTTAGAAAATATTCAAATAATAGCTTAAATTAGAAATAACCTTATATGAGAGTACTGCTTTAAAGTATTACTCTCATATGAAAATCAAATGAAAGAAGGGTTTAACATGAATTACTGTGAAGAATGTGGTAAGCCATATGCAGAGTTACATCATATAATCTTTAGAAGTCATGCTCCTTACATGTCTAATATTCAAATTAACTTTAAATACTTATGTTCAGATCACCATAGGGGAAACGGAAGTCCCCATATGGATAAAAACAAGTCTATTGAATATAAAATGGAGCTTCAGAAGAAATTATTCAAATTATTTTCTGACAAGCAGTATTACTCAGAAAAAGAAATCCAACAAAAGTTAAAAACTACATCTAGTGAAGCTAAAAAGATAACTAAGAAGTTAAAGCTATATAAAGAGGGATATGAAAGTGTTGATATAGTAACAAGACTTATGGGAGGAATGCTTTATGCTAAGTAATCATGATAAAGCGGTTCAAACCTATGAAATTCTTAAGAAGAGAAGAGAGGAAAAGAAGAAAAAATCTTATCAGGATTTTTTAGCACATACTGTAGCTAACATGGATAGAGTTTACAAAAAGAATAGCCAGGGCAGAAAAAGGAGGGGGCAGCTATAGTTAAGATAACTATACCAGGAGAACCAAAGGCAAAAGGTAGGCCAAGAATGAGTACAAAAACAGGAAGAGCTTACACACCTAAAGATACTATAGAGTATGAAAACTGGGTAAAGATGTGTTATATAAACGGGTCCGATGAAAAAATATTTACTGGACAAGTTAAAGCTAGGATAGATGCCTACTATTCTATTCCTAAAAGTACTAGCAAGAAGAAAAGGGATGAAATGACGTTGCAAATTATTCAGCCTACAAAGAAGCCAGATTTAGACAATGTAGCAAAATCTATACTAGATTCAATTAATGGTGTTGCATATAAAGATGATAGTCAAATAGTAAGCTTAACGATAAATAAATACTATAGTGATATTCCAAGGGTAGAGCTGGAGCTATGGGAATGATAGTGAGGTGATAGCAAGTGAACAGGCAACAAAGAAGGCAGAAAGAAAGAGAAGTTAAGAAGAATCTAGATTTCTTGGAGAAGTTAACACCAGAGCAACTCAAAAGAATAGATGATTTAACAAGACAAGCAGCAAATGTAAGGATAGAAGAATTTGGGCAAATGATTGATAGAAGTATGAGTGCAGTACTCATAGAAAGAGACTGGACATTAGATGTAATAGAGAAAATACAAAACAGAATGTCAGAATTACTTATTGAAGATACAGAGAAATCTCAAAAATTAGAGAAGGAGAATGTGGATGTTATGAAGATAGAAAAAGAAGTTAGAGAATATATAGAGGGACTACTTGGACAGGGATTAAGTAAGAAACAAGCTATGGATGATTTGATATTTAAGTTTCCTAAGCTATCCAAGTCAATGTTGTTAAATGCTTACGCAAAGGTAAAAGAGGAAAAAGAAGAACAGGAGAAGATAACAAGAGAAAAGTTAGTTGAAAGTGCTAAAAAACATGGATTGAGTACAGATGGTAAGAAAAAAATAGCAGATGAACTAGGAGCAGCATATAGCACAGTAACTACTTATATAAGCAGATGGAAGATTACAGAGAGTGATCTTGGAGATAAAGAAGTAGATGAAGCAGCTGAGAAAATCTTAAGTATTATAGAGGGAGAAGAACATCGGGAAGTTAAAGAAAGTAAAGATACTGAGGAAGAATTAAAACAAAAGGCTGAAAAAATAATAGAGACAGCTAAAGAAATGCAGTGTTCTGATAAAAAACAAATTAAGGAGGAAGTAAAAATGGAAAATAAAGAAGTTAAAGGGTTAAAAATTAAGAGTATGGTAGTGGAAGGCAACAATGGAATTTATAAAGTATGTGAAGAGGGCATTGAGCTTACAAAAGGTGGACTAGCTATGTTCTTTGAAAATGAGGAGCAATTAGGTAAGTTTGTAGCAGAGTTTGAACAAGTATTTGCAATGAGAAAGTAGGAGATAAAATGGGTCCACAGGAAATTATGAATAAAATTCAAGCATGTCAGCAAGCATTAACAGTAGGGAATATGGAATTAAAAACCTTAGGAGTAAAGAAAGCTAATGCTGAAAGAAAATATAGAATAGAGCTTAGAAAAGAAATACTTAGGTTAAGACAATTAGAAAAGCAACCGGCTACACTCATAAACGATTTAGCTAAAGGTAAAGAAGAAATAGCACAGTTAAGACTTGAAAGGGACATAGGGGAAACTAATTATAGTGTATGCTTGGAAGCAATGAGAAATTTAAGACTAGAATTAGAAGCTTATAGAAGTTTCTTAACCTGGGAACGTGTTGAATTGAAGAATACTTAAAAAGGGTGATTAGCATGAATGAGAATTGGTGTGCATTATGTATAGCAATAATAAAGAACACAACACCAGAGCAGGCCTTTGAGTATTACTTAAACGGAAAACGTGGAGTTAATAAGACATTAACTAATGAAGATGTATTAGACATGATAAAGTTTAAAAATGAGGGTATGACATATAAAGAAATAGGTCAAATGTATGGATCTAATTGGAATACTGTACGTTGCAGAATTAAATATTATGAAGAAAAACAGAACCGGAGGAATTTATGTATATAGATTTGGAACCACTAATAAAGCAGCTAGAACCAAAGCGAGTGGTAGGCGTTAATCCTACCCTGGCTATACTTAAATATGGAGATAGGCCAGATAGCACAAATTACATTGGAAGTATAGATAATAAGGCAGATAAGCTAGAAATAAATACAATAGTTCAAGACTTAAAATGTATAGAAAATATAGAATCTAAAATAGCAGAAGTTCAAGAGTTAGCCAATGCAATATTGCCCGTTAATCCATTTCCTGGGAAATTGAAAGAGATAATAAAAACTAGATTAGATAGAACAAAAGATATAGATAACTTTACTGGAGAAAGTATATTTGATAATTGTACAGGAGAAGCAGTGCTGGAAATACTAAAATACCTCGAAATAGGGCTAGATAAAGATGTTTGTATAGTTGGGAGACATATTGGTCTAGATGTATATAAAGTACTTTTAAACGCAGATTATACCCCTAGACCAATACATTCAAAAACACCTAATCCTTTAAATTATATAAAAAACGCAGATGTAATAATTTCTGCCACCGGAGTAAAAAACATAATAAGAAGGGATATGATTAAGCCAGGGGCAACTATAATTGATGTTGGCCTTGGAGATGTAGATAAAGGTGTGGCAGAAATAGCAGATGTAACACCAGTGAGGCATGGTGTTGGAGCAGTTACTACTCAAGTGCTATTTAGGCATGTGTTGGACACAATTTGA